TTTGTGACTGTTTTGGTCAGTACGCCAAACTCAAACTGCGTGCTGACGCCATAACCGATCGTGACAAAGGCCGTTCCCGTTGAAACAATAAAGGCCGACTCGCTGGGCTGGAAGGCTTTGGTTAAAGCGCCATCAATCAATTGTGAGCCTGGCGCATCCAGGGTAAGCGTGCCCGTGCCATTGTTCTTGATGAGCATGAACCAGCTATCACCCACCGTTACCGCTGAAGGCAAAGTCACCGTTGTAGCGCCACCACCCCATACATAAGTCTTAGCGCGATCGCCATCAACAAAGGATTGGCTTGCGACAATTGAAACCACAGGATGGCTTTGATTAAGCGTCAGTCCCGAAGCCAAAAGGCCAGCACCAGCAAGCGTGGCCGCATCAGCACTTGAGGTCCCAGCACCAAATTCAAAGTTGGACCATGAGCCTGCTTCAGTGCTGTTATTGGTCAGGTAAATGTAGCGTGATGTGCCTGATGCGATGGCAACGATCGTGCCTGTGCCGTCATAAGTCTTAACGGTAAAGGTATGAGCGCCCGTGTTTTTAATGAGCGCGTCTTGACCCACTGAGACTTGATCAGCAGCAGGCATGCGCAACTCAAGGCCGGCACTGGAGGCTGACACATCCATAATGCGTGCTGCCGGGGTGTCGGTACTGAGGTTGCCATTGATAGGCCACACCAACTGCAAGTTGGCAGTCAGTGTGATGGATTCATACGAGACATCCGTAGGCTGGACGACATCGCCAGTGAAGGGACTGGTATAGCTCATGATTAACTATCCGCGGCAATGGCCTGGCGATCAGCGATACGCAGCTTATCCTCGGCCATGAGGGTTTGCATGATGGCGTCATACTGCGCTTGCCACACGGGAGTGCGCTCGTCATTCTTCAAAAACGGCATGGCTTGTAAGAGCGACCCATAAAGCAATGCTTGCGGCGCGTAAACCGTAAACCAATTGGTTTGATTCGTGATGTCTAACGGCGCGACACGCTCGTAATAAAGCACTTCAAAGTTGTAGGCGATCGTTGGCGTCGGCGCTACGAACCAGTGCGTGTAATCGTAATCACAATAAAACTTTGGCACCCCAGTCAGCGTCGGATCAGGCCAATACTCACGCAAGTATTCATACTTTCGTAGCAGGACAGGGTAACGCTTGCCTGCCACTGTGATGTTCATGGACACGGTTTTGTGCCAGCGCGCAGGCTTGTCAATGACTGGGTTTGCCGCGTTCATCGCGCTGTTTTGCACGGTCAGATTGCCAAGAAACTTGATCTGGCTGGCAATGACTTGTTCAGCAAGTCCAATAAAGGTAGGAATACGAGCCACGGTCTCGGCGTCGGTGCGCTCCAGGTACTGCTGGATGTCCGTCACCAGGTTGTTGTAGGTCATTGCGTAGGCCATTACCACACCTTCTTCTTGATCGATTCGGGCTGGGGCACAAATTGCTTGCCTTGCCTCATGCCTTCACGCTTGGCTCGAGTTGTTGCCGCGTATTCAGAAGGTGTGAGCTTCTCTCGTGCTGCCTTGGGCAAGTAACGCTCGCCGGTTGCCTTGGGTCCTTGAGTGCTGGGCTTGCCACTGCGCGTACCCCAGTCCTCTTTGGTCCACTTTGAGAGCGAATTATCCGCTTTTTTAGGCCCTTTGTAACCCCCGCCTGACTGCTTGTATTTCTGGGTGGCTAACTGCGCTTTACGGGCGCTCCACTGGCCTGGGTTGCCCCCTTTGCCGGAAGCTTTCACGGATGCAACGATGCGTTTCCACTTGGCCGGATCTGACTTAGTTGCTGATGTCATCAATCACCTCTCAGGTAAAGCGATTTTTCAGCGTTACGGCGACGAACCAGGCCTGGCAATACCTTGCCACCACCCATGGTCCATGCCATGAAAGCCTCGGCAGCACCGCTAAAGTCGGCGCGGTTGTTTTTCATTCTTATCGTAGACCGCTGATAATTCCCGACTCCAGCGTTGAACGCAAAACTGACCACAGCGTCGAAGCTTGACTGACGGCCAGCAAGATTAGGAGACATTCGCAGTACACCGCGCTCAAAACGGACGAGATCATCCTCAAAAAGGCGATCAATCTCCTCCTGCGACCAAGTGCGATTATCCTGGGCTGCGAGCGGGTAGTCCTTGCGAAGGATGCCGGTATAGCCATCTTTCCTTAATACGGGTAGTTTGATCTGATCTTGATACAAAACATGGCCATAACCGATGGTCCAAATGTGAGCAGGGCATAAGTAAGGCTTAAGACTCTTACCCTCAAAGCGGTGCATCAAATCAATGCCAGCCTGCCCTGTTTTCATTTTTTCTGCCAGCTACGCGATCCAAACCAAAAGCCAATGATGCCGCCAAGCATCGCCATTTCATCATCAGAAAAGATGATCGTACTGACCCGAACCAGGTCATCAATGTTTTGCACAAGATGCGGGTGCTGCCAGACGTAATAAGCAAGCACGCCGTTGATTGCGATGAGTTCTAAGATGAGCAAGTAAGTGACGTTAGGCCGTACCGTGCCAATGTAGTTCACCACCCACTTGCTGGATTTCTCGATGATCTGCTTGTCATGGTCCAACGCCGCCACAGTCATCTGAGCATCCGTCTGCATGGCAATCTGATCAGTGCGAATCTCTTCCACGCGCTGCTGGGCAATGTAGCCCTCTTTGGCCAGTGCAAGCTCACGCTCTGACTGCATCCTGGCAAGCTCAAGCTCATGAGCCTGATCAGCTTTGTTTTGGAAGTAATCAAGCAATTTGGGCAGGCCAGAAATCAGCAGGCCGCCAAGTGTTGAGAGGAGTGAAAGCATGATTACCCCTTCGCCGTTACGATGTCGGCACCCTTCTTGACTGTTACTTTGGAGCCTTCAACATCCACTTGCATAGGCGGCTCGGCACGGTCCAACTTGTCCAGGCGGGTGATAAGGTCCTTGATAACCTCAAACTCAGGCTTTTCCTGCTTTGGCGCGGTTCCAGCAATGCCATTCAGCATTTGAATAAGTGCAGTAAGTGAAGCACCCAAAAGGCCCATAACAGCAGCAATTTTTTCACCCTCAAGGAAAAGTGATGCCCCAACACCAACGAGCACAATCAAGAAGATGTAAAGCAGTCCATCTTCGCCAATGGCTTTGCCGGCCACTTCCTTGGCAGAGTCTTGAGCTTTTAGCTCCTCAAGCCTGATTTTGGCTTGCGCCTTCAGTACTGCTAGCTCGTGGGTTTTGTCATCCATCATATCCCCAGCAGCTTCTTAACAAACATGGCCGCAACGCCTGGCCCAAGCAAGACAGCAGCGATCGTGATGTAAAGCAGCCACTCAATGTGGCGCATGCGCCTGCTGCCATCACCGAGGCGTTTCTCGATGTTCTCGTAGCGTTGGGCGCAAATCGCCTCATGCACTGATAATCGTTTATCAAGATCATCACTCATCACACTTGCGCCTCCAGAAACTCTTTAGAGCCTATCTTGCTCCAGCCACCATTGATTTGATACTTCAAGTTTTTGCCTTGATTCAAAGCCCAAATGACAAGCCATGACAAGACCTCGGAATCCATTTTGCTGCCGCACTCTGCCACTTCTAACCATGAGTGCCCGTTATTGCTTCTTTGTGTGACTAACGCGTTGCTTAAATCGGGGCGCATCCACATCGGTAAATCATCAGTAGCTAACCAATGACACTTATAACTTTGGCATGGATCAATCGGGCGGTTTTCATAAATTGAGCATATTTTTTGCAGGTAATAGCACTTCTTGCCAGGGTAAAAGTCATGCCCCATCGCATGACCCCTAAGCCAACCTTTACAGCACTCTGAACATCCGTCACAAGTTCGATTCATCAATAATCACCGCTGTATCTGTGTCGGCAAACCAAAGCATCTTGCCTCGGCAGGCAATGTTGTAGTCCTGACCGTTGGCATCCAACTCGCTCCAAGTCGGCACTCGGATTTGCAAGTGCCGTGCAAGGTGTTCGCGTCCATCTTCAAAAACTCTCCATACATGCTCTATGGTTCCTCGCCCTGGTTGCCCTCGGCTTTTGTTAAACCGAATCGTATAGTTAGGCATGTGAGCATAATTTTCTTGCGCGTCTGTACCCATCTAATTGCATTAGTTTTATCGGAAACTTAGACCATCTGCTTTCAAGTTCTTTTTGTGAAACTAAATGATAGTGGAGTTTAATTGGCATATTTGTTAATGGAACAATATGAACCAGAGGGTCTCCAAAATTTAATTGATAAATTTTTGTTTCATTTTTTTTGACGAACATATTTATATTTGCTTCATATAAACCTTTGTATGCTGAAAACACACCGGGAGCAATAACAATATCCTCAACGCCAAAGTTATTCCATACCGGAGCGGTCCAAAGCATATTTACATCTCTGTTTGTAATCATGTGCCACGGGTTTAATAGCTTTATTTGAAGATGACTATCTTCAAAATCAAAACCACAAAATTGTTTTTTTGAGTGAAAATTTACCGTTGATTGATTATCTGCAAATTGATACCTATAAGTTTCACTTTTAACTTCTATGTTCAAATCAGACCATAATGGAAACATAAATCCAGAAGCATACAAATTTATAAATGCGGGGCAATGTTTTATGGTTTTTTTAAGCACTAATGGCGCGTTGCGATCTTCCTCAAAAAATGGTTTTGGTAAGTTTTTGAACCATTTTGGAAAAAATTGAGCCGCTTTTTTTGGCTTGGCACTATGAAAAATGTCTTCCCTAGTTGTAAAAAAGTCAATGTTAAGAATTTTAGGCTTGCAAAACCAAAACATTATTTTGGCCCCTTCGGCCATTCAATGCTATCTGGAAAACCAACTTGCAGTCGAATCTCACGCAACCCACGCCGATACTCAATCCACGCAGCTTTATCACCAGCCGTCATGGGCACATCAGGTAGCATCGACCAATCTGACTCTTGCAGCATTTTCTTGGCGCGATCCCATTCAAGCTGCGCTTTGGTTGCCACTACCGGAGACGGTGGCGCTTCGCCAACCTGCACCCAGCCTTGGTCGTTATAGGCTTCACCTAACCATGACAAATCACCAAGTCGATCCATAAAGCCATGAAGACCGAAGATCGGCCCCCAGTTTTCAGGCAGTGGCTGCGGCTCGTTTAGCGCTTCGCCGGTTGACAGTTTTTTCAGTTGCCACAGGCTCATGATTATTCCTTTCAATCTTTAACCCCGGCTGCATTTCAGGAGGCGGCAGCACTGCGCCTTTGTCTTGATGAGGTGCCATATCGTTAACATGAGGTGCCCAGCCTGATCCTGCTTGCCAAGGACCAATTTGATTGCCACGATAATGCGCTAACTCTTCCTCGGTGTATTTCCAATCACGCCAAGCTGAAAAATCTCGGCGCGGTTGAATGTGAATATGACACCCTACATTAGCAGCAAGCTGATGAATAAGTTCAATGACTTCAACAGGCTGCATCAAACACCATAAATGAGACCCATCATTGCCTCGCATAGAAAGCTCAGTAATGCCACCAAACGCCGTGCCCACTGCTATTGATCTGGCACGAGTAAGTTCGCCCGTGGCATTAGCTATATCCTGTTTAGAACGCAGGTCATCAAAGGCTTTTTTGGTTTCTTTTTTCATTGCGGATTCCAGGATACTTTGATCTGTCCATTAACCGTTACAGGGTACGAACCGCCTGGATTTACAGATACGCAATTAAATGATGTTGGATTAGCATTTGAACCTGGGTTGCCTGGGTTGCCAGCATTACCGGCATTCCCTCGGCCACCACCTCCCCCGCCGTTGCAGAAGGAACTTGATGCACCACCTCCACCTCCACCCCCCGCACCCGAAACATTTGCGGCAGATCCTTTAACACCGACGGCAGTCTGAGGGCATGAACCACACGGGTTATTCTGTTGGCAATAAAAACCAATACCGCCAGGACCACCTCCTGGGTTACCTCCTGCACCTGGAGAAAAGCCACTGGCCGCAGATCCTGGATTACATAAACCAGCCCCTCCACCGCCGCCACCGGCAAAGGTACGATAAAATTGAGGGTGAATGGTGCTGCCATAACTCCCTCCTGCACCCCCGCCAGGGCATCCACCGGGACCGCCACCGGGTGCAAAGCGATTTCCTGCCCCGCCTGTACCTCCTGTGTTTCCAACAGTACCACCAGTGCCGCCATTACCCGCACTTCCCCCAGGGAAAGTTTTGCAAAACCCCGTCGAACTAGACCCCGCATTTCCTGCCGATCCTGAGTTACCGGAACTGCCTGCAGCACCGCCAGCGCCACCGGGTGTTAGATATATCGGGTTAGGACATCCATTAGCTCCTTTGCCCCCACTACCACCAGCCCCCCTACCGCCAGGGTTGCCAGCGTTACCTGGATTACCAGCACCGCCGTAACCAACGAGATTAATTTTTGTTACCCCTGTAGGAACCGTAAAAGTTCCAGGCGCATTAAAGGTTTGACAGCCACCAGGGACAAGTGCCTTGCCCCCAAACATCGTAACTTTAGGTGTACCAGCAGGCATTATGACCCCCGCGTTTCAAAAGGAAAGCCAAGATTTGGGCGTGTATCAAATTTACAC